AATCGTAGTAGTGTGCGTATCTGCATTTGTAGTAATTGCCTCTGTGCCGAAAGAGAACGACTCTGCAAGCAGCTCAAGGTTAGAATTTGTTATTTCGCCCCAAGTTCCGCTTGCCTCCCCAGTGGCCAATTCCGTGAGCCTAAGATCGTTAGAGTAAACTGCCATTTTGCTTCCTCGCGTTACGCCGCTTCTATCTCTGTGTAGCCTGGGATTTGACTTGTGCTGATCGTTGAGAACCCAGGCGTTTGACTGTCATCCACATTAGTGTAGTTGGGGTTCTGATTTGTGTCTATCTCTGCCCACACCAGGACAGCGCCCACTGCCGAGGTCATTTCGACACCCGTGAGCTGCACGATCGAGCCTGCATCTGTTGTGACCGTGCCGATCGCAGAAGTGATACCCTGGCCGGTCAACGTAACCGACGCCTCGGCGTCTGTCGTGACAGATCCAACTCCGGCGGTAATACCCTGGCCGGTGACGCTTACATTTGCCTTCGCGTTGGTCGTTGGCGATCCCACGCCCGAAGTGATGCCAGAAATAACAGGCACCTGGACGATCGCACGAGCAACGATTTGGATCGCACCAACACCAGAGGTGATGCCCTGGCCAGTAGGGGTAACATTTGCTTTTGCCACGACGGTCGGAGCACCCACACCAGCCGTGATCGCTTGACCAGTCGGGGTGACGTTAGCTTCTGCGTCAGTGGTGACAGCTCCCAGGCCGCTCGTGACGCCCTGGCCGGTAACGGTGACATTCGCTTCTGCATCGATCGCCGGAGCACCAACGCCTGCGGTAGCCGCCTGACCAGTCGGAGTGACATTGGCTTTGCCGGTGACAGTGAGCGCCGTGCTCAGTGCTGAGGTGATCGCGAGACCAGTGACGTTGACAGTAGCACCCGCCGCGATCGTGGGAGTTCCAAGTCCAGCAGTGGTTGCTTGACCCGTGAGTGTTAGGTTGGCTTTACCAGAAACAGTGAGCGAGCCAATGCCCGACGTAATCGCCTGACCCGTAGGCTCGACTGGTATGGCTTCGTTCCAGGCACCTTCGCCCCAACCGCCACGGCCCCAGCCGTTTATATTAGCCATCTTCTAGCTGCGACTCAGCGTCTTTTAGAAGATTGACAGCGGTGGTCATAATGTCACGAACAGCGTCAGTCATGAAGTCCGTCGCTAATGACGCCTCCATTGTCTTGATCGCTTCTTGTATATCTTCCAATGCAGTCATGTGGGCCTCCTGTTGGAAGCCCTGATCATAACCCTCAAGCAGCTTTTGGGATACCCTGCACTTTGCGTTTCAAGATCTTCAGAACTTTCTGCCAGCTCAGATTGCATTTGTGCAGCGAGTTGATTTGTTTTGCGATCGCCTTGGCACCCAGGCCACGACCCCGCAAAGCATAGATCGATTTAAGAACTTCTTGTTCTTCTGGGATCGGATCAAGGCGCTTGCGGCGCTTGTTCCCGTGCATCTCCTCAACAATCTTGAACCCATACGGTGCAGAGCCACCGATGTGATACCCGCGACCCGCCCAGTCACACTTGCCCTCAGCAAAGCGATCCTTGATGGTCGCGTGCTCGATCTCTGCAACAGCCGACAAAACCATCAGCATAATTTTACTGGCCATGTCATTCATATCGAAACGAGTTCGCAAGCCCTTGGAGTCAGCAGGCTTCGGGTAGCAGATCGGCACATCGCCAAACTGCTCGCAGAAATACAAGGTCACTCCCGCTTCTTCCAGGTTTGGAATCATGTTGAGCAGGTCGTTTGCCGTCCTGGACAATCTGTCCAGGCGCGTGCAGATCACAATGTCGTGCTCGTCGATTGCATCGGTCAATGCCTTTGAGCCTTCGCGCTCCAGGATGGGCCGAGTGCCAGACACGCCGTCGTCGATGAAAAACTGATCAACCTCGCGGTTGTATTTTTCCTTGACGAACAGGCTGATGTTGTCCTGCTGCTGACGCAGAGAAACGCCGGATCGAACCTGTTCTTGAGTGGATACACGAACATAGCCGTATATGTTGTTGATCTGCTTGATCGGTCGGATGCTCATGCCACCTCCTCAATCGGCTTAGGTTTTTTCGGGCGACCTGGGTTGCCACCAACGAAACCGACTTGTTTGATTTCATTGAGCAGTCGCTCCCAGTCAATATCCAACGGGCGAAAGTCGGTCGCACTATCCGAGCACAATACATCACCGTCCTTCACCAGCTCAACAGAGCGCCAGTTTTTTGGCGCTCCCTGGTAACGGATCTCGATGTCGTGCAGCGTGCAAATACGACGCACGCGATTATAGAAAACTTTTTTCTGGGCTGCGTCCATACGCTTTCTCCTTTGCTTCGATGGTGAAGTTGGCCAGCTTGATCACAAGCTGGAGTTCTGGGATCGAAAACTCGTCCAGGGCTGCGCCGACGTTGACGATCGTGTTTTGATTCTTGCGGAAGAAATCATTCACGGCAGTCTGTTCGACAGGCTCACCCTGCATCATTTGCGAGAGTTCAGACTTAACAGGTTCAGATAGAATCATCAGTTGCTCCTACGCTTCCAAAAAGTTTTGATACTCTTGCTTGACCGCTTCGGTCTCAGCAAGCTTTCGCGCCATGCCTGCAACATACTCGCCCAACTCGTTGTTGGTGTAGGTCGCGGCGTTGATCACTGCCCTGGCTGGCTTCTCAACAATCTGAGCCGCCTTCTCAAACAAACCAGGAAGCACCATCGCCTCAATCGGCTTCAAGCCGTATCGCTCTGCAAAAACAGCGATTTCGGCAGTTTCGTTTTCCATCAACTTTCTCCTTTGAACATCGCGGAACATCCCGCACGAGCATTATGCACATTCCCGTGTCGTTGTACAAGTGTTTTTTTATTTATATAAAGGCTTGCATATCGACACGCATTATGGCACAATGGCTTCGTAATTGAGGAGAACGTGATGAGCAACATGGAACTCGGAGATCTACAACGTGAGGTCTCCGCCGCTTGGCAAAAACCTTATGTCCGGCTGCACGGCCTGGAAGGGTTCGAGATCAGTAAGCAATACAAGATCGGCATGAAAAAAATCACGCACGATCAGCCCAGGAAGATTGCGAATGCGGTGAAGTATGAAATCACCGACGAGATCATTGACTACCTGCGTCCATCGGTGGAGCGCGGGAATCAACGCGCCCTGGCGACTGCGCTCTTTAACGCGAAGCCTCGCCACTACAATATGTGGCTGGAGTTTCGTGATCCCTATTCAAGCCAAAATGGTTTAGCAGCATGGCACATCACCACGATGTTGAGTGTGATGACCGATCAGGGTTGGTCGGGAAGCCGTCAGCCTTACCTGGGTACCCCGCCCCGCCAATGGTCGAAAAAAGTTGATCCAGGCGATTGCTTTTCTTTCGAGCGTTACTATGAGGTTACTCCAGACCACATTCAGATCGACAAACAACGTCGCCGCGACGACGGCAGTTTGACTGACAAAAGTCGCAGCAAAGTGCGCCCCCTGGTGGGTATGGACAGTCACTCGCTGACGACCGACATTTGGTCTGAGAAAGGGCCAATTATGAGCTGGGATGTCCACAACGAAAGACAGATTGCTTCCGATGTTCTAGTAAAATCTTTGATGTTTTTGGGCGATTCAGAGGGCGCTTTCGCAGAGGATCTTCTGGAACCGATAGCGAATCGCTGGGGCCAGGGTTGGAATAACTTGATTGAGGATAATCCCATTAACCTGCAACAAATGGTGTCAGAGGTTGATTACAAAAACAAAATGGCCTGGGTGATCGCGCTTTTGAGCCTGATGAATTACGACTACTTTGTCGAAGAGCCTCAAGTCGGTCAGCTCCAGGGGGCCAAGGTCAAGCGCAATATCACGCCCTATGACTCACATCTGCGCGTAAAGCTTACGCTGCCCAAGACCAAAGGTCGGGTGATAGTACCCAAGCAGGTACAACGATCGGAGTCCTACGGTGTGCGACAGCACGAGGTCGCTGGTCACTATTGTCACAAACGTGACGAGCACAACAACATCATCAAGTCCTGGTATCGGCGACCTCACACTCGTGGTGATGCTAGGCTAGGCGTGATCACAAAAGATTATGTGGTGGAAAAGGAGACGAGCGATGATTGACCGCGAGTATGAAACCGAGCGTCTGAAAAAGATGCTCATCAAGCACGACTGGTTTTACGAGTACAGTGACGATCACCGTGCTTGGCTGGCTGGCAAAGAGTCCCTGGACGCGATCAAGGCGAAAGCCAAAGCACTTGGTCGAGAAGACCTGATAAATGTTTCACATGAAACATTCCTGGCAAACGAAAATGTGGAAAAAGCCCTGGAGGGATTGTGAGCAAAAAAATCACTGTGGAAGTTGAAGGCGACGACGCTGAGATCCTGGTGGACTACCTTGCGAGTATCGAGAAGCTTTTGACTGAAATCCGAGACGCCCTGGCAAAAAAACCTGCGCCGCGTACCAGGAGAAAAGCGGATGGATAAATACTTTGAAACGCTCGATATAACAGCATTTAGAATGCAGCACGCGATTGATTCACCCAAGGCCACCAAGCTTTTCCGTCATGTCCTGGATATAGAACATGACGCTGGCCCCGAAGCGGAATACATTATTCGCTTATGGAAAAAAGAGCGTAATATAAACCCTTTACCCGATGATGGAAGCGATCATGAGCAAAATCGACAGCTATTGGATGGATGACGATCAACCAGGAGTCCTGGTCGAGAAGGATTCAGAGACTTTCAAGGGATTTTTGATCAATGAAGGCCAGGATCAGTGGACGCCAGTCACCGAGTACGATGTTGTGCAGTGGTTCCGGTCGGGAAACGAGCTTTCAAAGGCTCAATTCGAGTCTACATTCGGTAGAATCGGTTCAGAGCTGCCACAGCTCCCCCAAGCCTAAATTTATCGATCACTAAGTCGATAATCGACGGATCGGCCTTGGATGCAGCCTCTCCATACAGGCGTTGCTGCTCCTCCATCGCTGTTCTATAGGTTCTGATCTTCTGAGCGGGTATATCTTCGTTAAATTTATCGTCTAACGACCGCGAAATATCGTACCAACGGTGTCCTACCTTCGCAGCTTCGCCCATTTCGGGCGTTTTGAGCTGAATCTCACCAATCACCGGCTTACCGTCTGGATCTTTGACGATCACATTGAGTTTTCGGTCGAAATAGCCCGTGCTTGGAATCCTCTGCCAGCCGTCATCCAGGGCAGGATACTGCTTGGCAATCATAGCCGCCGCTCGATCCGCTTGTTCCGCGTTATCAACGTAGATCGTTGTGCGAACTCCATCGGTAAACTCGGATGGCTTGATGCCTTTTCGCGATACCTTCTTGCGGATACTGCTTGGTGACTTCACTTCAACGTCAAATTGTTCACCCTTCTTCGTGGTGATAAATTTGGGCGCTTTCTTCCCCCCGACATCATTAGCGATGCCTTGAATAGTCTGTTGAAACGCTGGGTTAGCCGACGACGATCGCTGAATCAGATCTTCCGCCGTGATCAAATCTTCCTGGTTGCTCTTGAACGCTCGTTCTAGCTTCTTAACACCCTCTTTTCCAAAAGTGTTGAACACATCTGTGGTCATCACCGGAGTCTCAATCTGAGCACCGAAGCGAACTGCACCCAAAAGCTCAGCCTGTTCGTCCAGGTTCATGGGTGCTTGCTGGGGTAGAGACCCAATCCCTGCATCCTCCAGGCGAGCTAACTTCTGCAACGCCCTGGGTGCCTTCAAAACACTACCGATCACCGGCCCAGCCAACGGGATCGCATACGCTGCATCCCCTGCTGCACCCAGGAGCTGCATAATTCCAGTCCCTAAATTACCTTCGCTGATGTTCTCAGCCAAACTCGGTGCTCGTGGGCCAGCAAGCATTTCTGCGGTCGTCATTTCTGCTGATGGCGTAGCTGGATATTCGCCCAAAGCTTCAGCTAACGCTGCTCCTGGTACAAAAGATCCTGCAAAATTAGCGGATTGCGCGGGTGTCATGCTAGGTAAACGACGTTGGGGCGGCTGTGGGTTCATCATCTCACTGACTGAACCGCCCAGGCTGTACCCAAAGATGTCTACGTCACGAGTATTCATTTACTGCATCAACGATCCGATACCAGACGACATGCGGCTTTCCTCCATACCAGAGATCCGCTGTCTCCGAGGGTCTGGCCCCATGCTTTTTTCGATCGGAAACTGAGTTGCTCGACCGAATGTGTCAACGAGATACTGCACCGCTTGATCGATGCCGTCCCTTTTCATCAGGAATCCAAATATCTCCTTGGATTCCTCCAGGCTCTCTGGGGGTAAATCCTCAACACGGATCACCGATCGGAACTCAGGGGAGGTCAATACCTGAGTGAATACGCGATCCACTCCTGGCATCTCAAACATAGGTTGCTCATTCGTAACCTGGGGAGTCATGGGAACCTGATCATCACGGATCGTGCGCCTAGTCTCTTCAAAAATATCTATGTCACGCGATGTCACGGCGATCCCTCATGAAATCGAAGTCTCGACGCAGTATATCCAGCCAAGTTTCAAATGTAACTACCGCGATCGTTGTATTATCAAAGGGTAATTGGCTGTTTATAGCGTGTAGGGGTAGCGTCACCCTGATCGGTTTGTTGTTAAATTTCCAAATCAATATGGGTGTCTTATCGTTACAGGCGTCACAAACCTGATCCCACCAGGCAGTCAAATGCCACCAGCCGGATTTGTACGCTTTGCACTCGATCGCGAAACCAGGAAGCTCGATGTCGCAAAGATCCTTTGATTGATATTGATCCAGGTTGCGTTTTACCGACAGATCAATGCCCTCATCCACAAAAAACGTGTTGAGGCGTTTGCATACGTCGCGCTCGAAAGCGGCTCCCTTGTTCCTGGAATCAGCCACCTAGAAATACATACCTCGGCTCATGGGTAGCGAGCCGATTCCTCCAAAAAGAGTTTGCTGCATGGGAGGCTGGTAACCACCGAAGCCAAAACCACCGCCACCGAAACCGCCTCGATTGCTCAATGCAGCGATCATTTGCATCATTTGCTGCATCATCGCCTGCATTTGCTGAATTTGTCCCATACCCTCCTGGCTTAAACGCGCAGGCTCTGCTTGCGCTGGCTGTGCTTGGGCTGGTTGTGCTATGGAGGTGCCTAATTGTCCCGCCAAACCGTTTGGCACTCCGCCGCCAATTTGCGTGGGAATACGAGCCAACCCGTGTTGAACAACAGAGCCAAACGAGCCAGGATCAGCCTCGAACTGCTTTGCTATTTCCAAAGCTTCTGGATTTTGCGCGTAAAAATCGTCTACCGCCTTGTAGTACGGCGCTTCACTGCTGCCGCCTCCACGCGATCTGCCTGTCACTGGATCAGGGCCGAACATAACCATGTCTTGAGTCACGGGGCCGCTGGGCTTTTGCGGTAGTTGGTAACCTTTCTCCGCCAAAACCTCTTCCAAAGACTTGTGGGCCTGACCCTGCTGACTGATCGCTGGTTGCCCTAACTGCCCTCCCGCGCCCGATAGCGATCCGATCGGTTGAGATGTGCTCACAAGAGGTTGGAGCTGTGCGACTCCGCGAGGTGGCAACATGAACGCCGGTTGCGGTCGAAACATAGGCTGCATCACCGGCCTTTGATAGCTCAGAAACTGCGATCTCGAATTTTGGTAAGGCGACATGTACATCGTGATCGGCCTAGTTACCGTTATCAGAAGTGCCGATACTAGCGGAATATGGTACAAAATTGAAAGAGCGGCGATGTTTCCACGCCGACTCTCCAAGGGAACCCCTGGTGCCGCCCCGTCAATCGGTAACTCCTGCCGATGGTGTTAGGGGTTCCTTTTCTCATCGTATTTTTTTGGTAACTGAACGAACCAAACTCAGCTATAGCAACACGCTGTGTGCGTGCTCGTATATAGGGGGGTGCCACGCGCAAAAATAAAGCCATTTCAGAGCGATTTTTGGAACCCATAGAGACCCATTGGTTACAGATCTGCGCCCGTGAGAGGCGTTCTGGGGCGCTCAGTATCCGCTCTGAGCACGGGTTCTCCCGATCAGACGCCTGGGTCGCCCTGCTGCGTGGTCAAAAAAGCCAATAATTGCGCGGATTTGCGCCAATTTAACATAATCTGGCGATTTTTCTGGATTTTTGGGGGCGGGATCGAAAGAGGGGGCTTTCGATGTTTGGGTTACAGTTTTCTCACAGCTCCGCTGTCACCGATCTTTTGGATCATAATCGTCCTTCACACCCAACAGTTGGTTGAGCCTGGACTTGATGTCGTCCTTCGTCATCTTCTCCAGGTTGGCGTTTATGTTGAGGTTCTGGCTGCGATGGATCGTCAGCCCAGCGAGCTGGTTCAACTCCTTGATCGCGGACACCGCTGCGTTGTAAGCGCCGCTCTCGAAGCTGGTCTCAGCGATCTTCCACAACATCGAGCCAGTCTTCTCTGGTGTGATCGCGTATTTCTCGCGCAGTTCATCCTGGGCCATCCGCACTGCCCTGGTCACGTTAGGGAAGTCCTTCCCGTTCAGCATCTTCGATGCGGCAGCGGCTGGGAAGCTGAACCCTGCTCGTCGGGCTGATTCAGTTTGCCCACTCGCGCCTT